GTGGGCGGGAGGTCTTTGCGGCGCTCGAACTCGTCGATATGGTTGTTAACGCTCTGGGTTAGGGCGTCTAAGACCGTGGTGACCACATAGGCGGACAGGTTATCCACAAAGGCAGCCATGCTGTCCTGTACAGCTTCAAAGAGCTCATCGGCTGTCTCATCCGAGTCATCAATCTCGATGATGTCCAAGCCATTGCTGATGTCCCATGACTCTAAACCAAAATCTTCCAGCGTGTGCAGGGTGATGTGGGCATCGGTGCTGTCGTCCCATACAAGAGCGAGCACGTCATAGGGGTGCACGTGTTGCATGACCTCACGGTTGGGATTAGAGCAGAACGTCATGTCCTCAACATTGAGTCCTGAGTTCATCACTGCTTGTGCATCATCTGAAAAGAAAAGATGAAACTTGGCGTTTCGTTCAAGGATTACTTTGAGGGCACTTTTAGCAAAGAGCGTGTAGTCCTCAAGAGGTAATAAGACTTTTGCTTTTGGGTACTTGGCAAGAAGTTGTGACAGACCATCGGATACGTCGACGTCTTGCTGATATGAGATGACGATTATCTGCTTCATTACAAGCTACGCAAACGTGGCATCTGGGCAACAGTTGGCTTATTGAGGTAGCGACTAATCATGATGGCAACCAACGTTGCTGCGGGCGATGCAACAATCAACTTAAGGTCACGCACGTGCATCAACCACAGCGCTCCAGCGCTCAATGGCAATGCAAGGTATTTGTTGAGAGTCGATACGCCAAAAAATCCAAACGTAACAAGCTCAATCAGTTCAATGACGTAAGTAACTGCTGGTGCTGATATAAGAACGGCGATGAGTAGGGATGTCATCCCAGCATCTTATACCGAAAGGTTGGTGTACTCCAAGCCAGCGTAAGACTTGATTCGCCAAAAAGTGCCCTTGGGAACCCAGTCATTGAGCGTGTTGCCCAATCTAAACATTTTGATTGGCTTGCTCAAGTAAATGACTGATGGAGAGTTGTTTGGAGTTCCCGTCCATACAGCGCCATAGGCTTCGGGCAGGTATCCGTCAAAGTACTCTGTTGCCTTGAAGGACTGTTCAAGTTGAACGGTGTCAATGTGGAATGTTCCCGCTGCCCCTGAGAAAGACACGTTGATTCCTGTAGCAGTGGAGTCGACAGGAACAATCATCGTTGCCGCATAACGACCCCATGTTGAGCTGGCAGGAATGGTAAATGTCTGAACGTCAGAACCTGCTGTTATGGTCATGGTAACCGTACCAGTGCCCTTCACTTCAGCAGAGGCGGTGTAGTACTGACCTTTGTTTATTGCTCCAGTGTTGGAGGTAAACGACCAGGCACCTGTGGCAACGAGCTTGGCACTATTAGAGCCTGCATACACTTGCGGGTCAATATCTGTATCTTGGGTAACAGTGACTGCGCCAGTCTTTGTCCAACCATCTGTAACGTTTTGTTCGAAAGATGGATTGTTGATTAAGTTTGTTTTGTTAGGATTGACAAAGATAGTAAGAGCACGAGCTTCGTCATACGCTGGTGTAGAGCCTTGCTGTAAGCAGACCATGTCAACGTAATAAGTCCCTGACGCAGACCATGCGAACTTTAACCCCGCATAAAATGCGCTGGTGTTATGGTTGACTGCATTTCCTACTTCAGTGTTAGCAGTAGAGCCAGAGAAAGAACTGGAAATACTAAAGGTACTTGTAGTAACCGCAGTAATAGTTGCTGATGAGGTATTTGCGGCTGACGTGGCAAAGCCTGTAACAGTAACGGTGTCTCCAACAACAAATTTGTGATTATCAAAGGTTGTATAAACAGTAGTTGTGCCATTACCTGTTGCCGATTGAACTGAGTCGGATACAAACAAAGGCGCCGTTGCCGTAACGGATATGCTCTTCCAAGTGTTGTTAGCTGAAGTAGAACTTCCAACAATAGGGGAACCGATGGCGTTACCTTTTCCATCATACAAAACAATTGATGGCGTTATAGTTCCAGCGCTAGTAGGAGACTTTATCTGTGCAGACAATACGTACTGTTGTCCAGGAGTAATAGGGACTCCCTTTAGAATGGGCGAATCCATTCCTAACGTCATAGAGCCAGCACCTGAAGCTACGATTTTGCACGTGTAATTTTCATCGATGGCATTTGCATTTGATGTAGGGGTCAGTTCTTCCGTAGAAGAAAGAGTGCCCGCTGTTGCTTGCCAGTTACCTATTGCTTGGTAGAACGTTGAATCTTGAACATTTAACAAAAGATTAGGGGAGACAGTTATCTGTGGGTAATAGCCCGTCAATGACTCAATGTAAGTCGTTAGTCCTGATGGTGTTCCCTTGTTGGTGTACATGTAAATTGCTTCACGAATAAGTTGCTTTTGATTTTTAACAGGGATGCCAGGCTCTGGGTCTAATCCAACATGTACTTGCTCTAACGGCAAAATTTCAGCAGGAGTAGATATGCGTGTGTGGTCAGGATTAAGCAAATCAAGACGAGTAACAAAATCTTCCATGGTAAACGTAAACCCGTCCATCATTAAATACAATGGAGAGGTTGTATCAATTTCTGCTAATGGACTTTGTTCTTTGCTGGTAAAGACACGTGGCAGCATGTTCATAAAAGTATTTTGCAAATTATGGTCAGCAGCAACAATTGCACCCGCAGAACCTGCGTTTACCCATACTAAATCTTGTGTAAACAAAAACATGGTGTAATAAATAGGCTTACCAGAAACAATAGCAATAGAGTTAACGTTGTCTTCACCGTCTCTAAAAACTGTTCTATTCATGGCAGTGTCTTCATAGATGATTACGCCGTCTTCTGAATGTTCTGGGTAGCTGTTTTGGTTACGAACTAATCGAACCTTGGAATATGTTCCTGTTGGTATTTGCCAATAGACATACACTTCAGAAAAGTTAATAGTTGTAATGGACATCGGGCTAACTGAGTAGCCAATTTTTGCCGTTTGACCATAGGTCGATGCACCGTATACTCCAACGCCGTAGTTAGCCATGGACTATACCTTACGCTCCAATAAGAAATAATGGGTTGATAGTCGCCTCGACTGTTGCCCATGATGCAGTAGAGCCATTGTTGGTTAAATACTTTCCAGCGTTTCCTGTGAACGAAGGAAGCGCATTAATCGTCTGCCATGAGTAGTCATAATCACTAGACGAGTTTTTGGTCAATACTTGCCCTGATGCACCGCCTGCTGGGTTGATTTCCCCAAGGATGGTCCCAATTCCGTACTCGATGTTGGCAATACGGTCCTTAAGGGTATTCCAGTTAACGGTGGTTTGGTCAAAGGAGCCAATCCAACCAGAGCCTGTAGTAATGGCAGAGCCCAACGTGCTTTCAATCGCTGTAACTTCTGACTGAAGAGCGTTAACATGGTTGGCGATAATGGTTTCGGTAAAGTTAATGTGCGTGCCAAAGTCAGACTTTACCTGACCTGGGTAATAGGCGGTGACGCCGTAGTATGTTGCCATCAAACTTCCCTTCTAAACCTAACGGTCTATTTTCTCGGTTTTGCCTCCCGTTTACCTGCTGAACTACCTTGGGTCTACGTCTGGAGTCGTCTCTAGTGTATGGACACGGCTTTCTAGATTTACTAACTTATTTGCCATTGCTAACAACGACGCTACTAAATCTACCTCTTGAGTTCCATCAGGCAATGTGTTCACAACAATGTATGAAGTGATACCCGTCAACGAAGTGGAGTTGCTCAATGGCTTTATTTTAATTGGCTTACTGGCACCCTGATGCGTGCCAAATACTCCATGCCATACAGGATATTCAGGGTCGCCTCCGCTGTACGACACCCACACACCTTGACCTATTGAGGGAACGTCCAGATGAACACTGGATGGCTCTACAGGCCATACCCAATCCGTAATCTCATTGCCTGTTGTTTGAGGAATAGACACACGAATGCGGCGATGACTTTGAGGGTCTTTATTGTCCTGGACAACTCCTCTGTAAATACCATGTAGACGTTTTACAGGGTCAGACATTACGAACCTACGTTGATGTTTGATTCTTGGAATCTAAAGATTTCGTTAGCAGCACCAGTAAGGGTATTTAATCCTGAGCCCCCATAACGAGACAGCGCCGTAATCTGAGCGTTCTGTATCTGAGGAAGTTGGTTAAGGTAATACTCAATATTTTGTGGAGTAATTGTTTGCTGGAATGTTAAGTTGGTGTACCCAAATGTAGAAATAATTGTTGTTTTTAGTGCCAACTCAGTTTCTGCAGTTGTGTACTGAGGCTTTTTGGTATACGACACAGTAACAATTGCGTCTACATAGGTAGGTGGTTGAACAGTAATTGTTGTTCCAATAAGAGTTTTGTCTGACAAGAAAGTAGTTACTCCTGATGCCAATGAGTTGTACTCTGGTGTTGGGTTTCCGTTGCTATCAAGGCCAGGCTGTGGGTCTGGGTCGTTGACATTTCGAGTAGGAGCGATGTAAATGGTGACCGATGACCATGTTGAAGCCACAGCATTAGCGATTCCTACACCGCTCACTGTGGTGGCAAGGTTGTTAAAGTCTTGTAAAGTAACCGCACGATTAGATGCACGTAAC